CCAACAAACATGTTGGCAAAGGCACTCGTACCAGTCTCCGAACCCGCGTTAGGAGCAGTTGCAGTGATAGTTTCCGTAATCGCGTTATCAAGGAACAACGACTCGAAAATATCAAAGCCAGCAAAGCGTCCAACAAAAGCCGTTCCATTCATACCTTCTTTGATATGGACGTTGCCGCCATAAACGTCTTGTTGGATAACATTACTGATTTGCTGCAATGTGTAAGTAACCGAGGGATCTACAAACGCCCTACGGCCCCCACGCATAACTTTCGCTTTATCCAGAGAGAGTTTCGCTTTCTGAATATCAGAGAGAGTCATAGCTTCGTCTGTACCTTCTCCTACCCAACGGTGGTCAACGCCATTAATCGTGTTGGGGTTGGAAGCGGTTTGCGAAGATTGCAAGTTGGCAATGTCTGATTCCTTCTGTTCAAGCAACGCACGAGTGAGTTTCTGAACAAAATTGGATTCCGCAATAGATACATAGAATGAATCATGTCGGAATTTTTCAGGAATCTTGAACCCACTCTGGTAATATTTATCAATCGTGAGAGTAAAGTTACCAGTCGTAGGATCATCCAAAGTGATGGTCGCACCTTCAGAATAGTTGCGAACCGTCATTTCGGAAAGGGTCGGGATGTTCAAAGTGTCGCCGTCAGGAAACTCAGTAATCCATCGGATATGAGTGTCCAACATTAACTCTTCTTGGAGAACATCCTTCACTTCATTCGCCCATACGTTTGTACGGACTAGTGAAGAGTTGTTAACAGTATCTAAAGCCATCTAGATACTCCCTTCTCCTATGTTGCGAAAAAGTCAACGCCTTTCGCAGCAGCCGCGTTAGCAGCGGCTTCGATAGATTGACGGAATTCAGGACTGTTATAGCGTTTCGGATCTGCTTTTCGGATCTCTCTACACTGAGCCCAAGTCAATCCGCCAACTCCAATAGGGGAGCTAGCAGCGGCGTCAACACCGGGAGTGTTTCCCTCTGCCAAAGATTCGACAGGAGTTACACCAGTGATAAACTTGACCATCGTATTCGGACTTGTAAGACTGAGACTATCAATGGTATTTTTGATATGCTCATCATTCCCGATGGTCTTAGCCACAGCAGCCTTAGCATTACTTTGGCTACCATAGACTTCTGTAAGTTTTTCAAAAGAAAGCTGGACATTGTTTTTAGATTGTGTCTCTTGTTCTTTCCTTGAAAACTCATCACTAACGAGCTTCGCTACATCTTCCGTCTGGATTTGAGCTTCCGCCGGGGCCTTTGGTGGAGCCGAGACTTCTGTACTCTCTTCTGGATTGGAATTACGAATTTCGTCTAGAACCTCATTAAGAAGTTCTTTACCACCTTTAAACTCTTCTAGGTCAGATTTAAGTTCGTCAATATGGATGTTGGCATGGTGGTATGCTTTGGCGAGATCATCAGCATCTCTATACTTTTTACCTTCGCCTACGAGATTATTCAAAAATTGTGGTTTCTCGCTTGGAGTGGCTTCTTCTGTTTCAACGGGTTTTGTTTCAACAGTTTCCATAGCATCGGTCAATGCTTCAGCCATCTTCTAGTCCTTTCAATATATTATAAACATGTTGAGCGTGATGGGCTACGCCGTCAGCGAAAGCCCGTTCTTCACCGTATGTCTTGGTGAATGTTTTAGCTAGGTATTCCTCCAGCATTACGTCCTCTAGGAACAGCATCAGTTGCGGACTCGACGCCGCTTGGGCTTTGACGGTTTGCTGCTGTTTCTTCTCCGGTAAAAGTTTGTGTACCAGTCCCAGACTGATCCCCCACACCGATTGCTTCTCCTCCGGCTTCCTCTTGGAGGGCTCTAGCTTCTTCTTGAGCGATTGCTTGAATTCTGACATCTTCCTTAACTCCGGCATTTTCTTCAACAATATCCTCATCTTCAATAAGCAGTTTTCGCTCCCAGAATTCAGCTAATTTAACTCCAGAAACATGAGCCCTGATCTTTGGATCTTGAAGTGGACCGGACATAAAGTTATTCATTTCTAAGGTTTCCCTATTACGACGGGTCCAATGTCGTGCACCTATAGCAATAAATTCTCCTCTACCAAGAGTATCTACTAATGCAAGAGCTTCAAGGGCATCTCCTTCTTCCCCCACTCCAAAGATTTCTGTATAATCTTCAATATCAAAGTTAATCAACATAAGCTCGAAAGTTTCCTTGAGCATTGTTTCCAACATGCGCTCAAAAATACGAGCTTTATCAACAAACATCATAGTAGCATTCTGGTCAAGTTTGCTAACTTCAAATGCTGTTTTCTCACCGGGAGTACGAATACCTCGTGACTCTGGTGGAGCCCCGGCAAATTCCTCCATCATACGATGATAATTAGCAATCTGGTTATCTGCATTGAGAGCAGTAGCATCAGGTACGAGTATACGAACATCGCTATCTACGCCACCATAATATACTGCCCCTGGCCTATAACCCTCCGAAGGTTCCTGTACATCGTCGCCTTTAACAAAAGTTACAGGTTGTGCTATAATATCAAATATATCAGCCTTAAGATTTTCTAAATGGTCAATACGATATTGCATACCAACTAAATTATCAAGCGGTCCTTGCGCCCACGTGTTATCCGGGCGAAGACGCCAACCAGCATGATGAATACCATCAAACCCAGAAGGAGCCTGTGAAGGTTCATTACGTATGACATGAACCTTATCCATGACATACACTACTCGATTACGTTGAGATTTCCCTGTTTTGGGATTGAATACATCCCCACGATAAATTAAAATCTCTGCTACATCATTCTTAAAATATTGATCGAATCCACCATAACCATCCATATTAAGGCCACGGTTCTTAATTACCTCAACCCAATCGTCAATTCCATCTGGATGACGGGTATCTATGGCCTTTTGAATAACACCTTTTTTAAACCCGCTATTAGGAAACCGCTCTGGAAACTCTATAATGTCAGCTACATGCGCTAACATCTTTTCGACTTTAGGACTCTTGATAAAAGAAGTTCTGGGATTAAAAACTATATCTAATGGGGAAATACGTTTCCAAGCTGGCCCCTTGTATTTAACCTTATTTGTATTATCGCGTTCAATAATATAATCGACACCGACAAAGCAATTACCATAATCCACGAAATCATTAACAAGCTCTCGACCAGTAGTTTCACGAAACTTACGTTGGTCAAGTTTGACACGAATCCATTTCTCCATAGCTAATGCTATAGGAGCCGTAATATTTTGTGGGGGCGGGAACCTAAAGAATTGAGGCATAGACAAAGAAGCCTCGTAATACTGAGACTTTAAGGTATCCGCTATTTGTGTAAGTTTGGGTTGATGTGTTCTGTTTTTATGCGGTAAGTCTTGAGCAGTAGTACTATCTATATCAGTTGCATATACAAATCGTCTAGCTTCTTCATTTAAAGTAAGAGCATTACGTTTTTCAGTATTAAACCTCTCCCACATCTCCGCGATACGGACTGCAACATCATTAACATCCTCTATAGAAAGGACGGATCCACTTGGTTGTGACTTACTCATATCTTTTTACCGCGTTTCTTACTTTTAGATTGTTTATACCCTGATGCATAAATTGCCCTAGCTTGTCGTTGAGCATCGGACTTTTTTGCATAGACTTTTCCCTTGGTTCCCCATCTATAACCCCCTCGAACTTTGCGAACTGGCATTAAGCCGCTACTCCACCGAAACGATTATGAAAACTTATTACGTTATCAGAACTTTGTTGTCTGCGTGGTATAGGTCTAATCATAACATCACATGTCATAGCCCACGCATCCTTTGTATCGTCATGGAGAGGATTAACAGATACTAATTCGTCTTCTAATACCTGGCAGTTACCACCTCTATAATGATAGACAGCACCAGATTGATAAAGAGGTTCTAGAATTCCATTAACCCTAGCAAACTTGCCATCAGCATTAGGAGGTATATATAAATCAATGGGTATACGTACTCCCTCATCTGATAGTCTGTCCGCCAAATCTTGTGCTACAAGCCGAAATCCAGATACGGCCTCAATTCGTAACTTCTTAAATTGATATGATATATATGATTCTTTGATAGCGTCAAATATCTCGGAAGACTTTTGAGTTTTAAACCTTTTAATATCTACTGTATAGCGATTGCCTTCATCGTCAATAGCTCCAACTGCTACGACGGAGTAATCAGCCCTATCCTTTGTAGAAGCGGCCATATCAACAGCACAATATAACCAGCAAGGCTTTCCCTGGATCATCCATTGACCGGCAATATGTTCTAATTCCTCACGTTTGTAATAACGAAACAAATCACGGCTAATGGGCGCAGTAGACTTATCATTAGGATCGTTGTAGTATTGGGCGTAAAACTGGGTTATTTGATTGTTGGCTTCGTAGACAGCCTTTTTTCTCGCAAGTATTCTAGGGTTGAAACCAAAGTACTTTCCGTCTTTCCTTTGTTGCCTCGGCCACAAAAATTCACCATCCACTTCCACATCATCCTGCATGACGGTAAACATTTTTGCTTCTTCAAGGACGACTTCCCCATCTTCATTCTCAATAGGGTCTTCAAAATTCATGTCCATCATTATCTGATATGCATCCATTGGATGATATCTTGTACCGACGACCAACATAGAACTTTCAGCACTCATAATAGAGGCAGCTTGCGCAGCCCAATTATTTACATCCCTTCTACCTACTTCTGTATTATTCTCTGGAACTACAATATCATCCATAATAAGTCGTTTACAATGTTTGCCAGTAATTGTCTTTTCCAATCCGCAAGTCATTAATGTAGAGTCAACCACACCCTGCGATTTACGATATGAATGATCTACAACGATAAATGTTTTATTCCATGCTTCACGCCGACCTTCATCTGGATGAATAAGGCCAGGAAAATAACGCTCGACTACTTTACTTTCCAAGATGGTCTTAATGAAACGAAGCTGTTCCTCTGCCTTTTCGGCAGTAGCTGATGCATAAATGATTGTCGTAGAAGGATCACGAACAATCTCCCAGGCGGCATAAAAAGCTGAATAACGGGACTTCCCGTGGTCACGAGGCCAGAGAAGCAATCTGTTTTCATTCTCATGGAATTGAGCCCACTTGCACATAACGCTATGAAAGTGAGCTATAAGTTGGTAGGGAGCGACTAAACGGATGAATGCTTCAAGGTTATTCAAAGCCGCTATACGTATTTCTAGTTGGGATTTATTTAACCCAGCTTCGCTATACAATGAATCAGCTTGTATTAACAATTAATGTACCACTTCTTTAACCCGTGCTATTTCATCTTCAACTTCGTCAAGTACTCTAGCCTGGATCTTAGCTTGCCGCTCTATTTCCGATTTTGAAGGAGCCCCAACCTTTTTGGGTTTATACCTTCCTTCTGCAATCCACTTTGCCGCAGCACTTCCTTTTGGATCAAGTGCCTGTGCACAAAGATTAGATATAGCTTCTGAGCGGAGTTTAACTTCGACTTCTGCAAGCCATTCAATGAGGATAGTATGTTTAAAAGTAGGCCAGTTGCGTTTGAATGCTTGCCATTCATTCCATGACCCGCATAATTCTATACCGCCTTGGTATTCGGTAGGGTCAGCGATAGCTACAAATCGCGTTCTCCATTCCTCAAGATCCTCTTTACCTTGAGGGTTATATTGCTTGAAAAGTGCTTTAGTAGGTGATAATGACATTAAGTATATCGCCTAAAACCGCCCCGCTGCCGACGTAATTGTTGCCGGGTAGGACCACTTGCTAAAAGTGTAACCTTATTAGGATCGGTAATTAAAGGAATTTTCTTACGCTTAATAGGCTTTTGTGTATCTGGATCGGCACCTGGATCAGGTGGTAATTCTGGAGGTGGTGTCTTAGGATCCATTTTTGTAGGTCTAGCTGCTTCTTTTTCTTCAGCAGCCACTTTTTCGTCCGCAACCTTTTGTCTAGATATAAGTTGTTCTGGTGTTTCATATTTCCCTAGTGTTAGACGGGCCGGAGGATGCGGTTTATCCGCCATAGCACCTAAAATATGTGCTCCGAAGTAGATGGGGAACGCCCAGGGGCCAATGACAGGAATAGCCCTATATATACTTGATATAGTACTAGCGCCCTTAAGTAATCCCGTATAAGGATCTACAGCTTTCTTTAAATCCTGCGTCCGCGAACTTTTATCCGGCTTTAGTGTAGGTTTCCCAAGTTCTGGAGGAGCGGGCTCTTTAGAAATTTTAATAGCCTCTGCGGGCAATCGTAGATCCTGCTTAGTTTGCTTTGGGAATCTAGTATCAACAAGTGGAGAGGGACTTGGTGAAAAATCTTCAAATAATTCGTCACCTCTTCGATATGCTTCTTGCTCGAGCGCGATAGATTTTGCCTGGGCCACGAATCCCCCGCCTCTAACATCAGCTTTTGTCTTTACGGCTCCAAGAAGTTCCTTATTAGTCATTTCGCCAGCCCCACGAATCCCCGGCGGGAGTCTACCACCTCCACCTGGAGCAGGAGTTGGTCCACCACCACCTTCACTTGGGGAAGGAGGTGAAAAAGGAGGTTGCCCACCAGTATCTAATTCACCAGCCCAACCGTAATCATCAGAGGGACCAACTTGCTGCCCGACCGTATCCATATCATCATGTTCGTAAGAAACGAAATGTTTAGCCCCTTGGCCTTTAAGATTATTCTTTTTACCAGGAGTACCTAAGATAGCCTGTACGTCAGAGATAGTATCCGCACCACCAGCCATAGCAATCTGGGCTTTTTCAGACTTACTAACGGTAGCGTTAACTCCGGGGAGTTTCTCTTCTACCTTACCTGACTTAGTACGATACTTCTTCATTTCTTCCTCTTATGGTTCTTGTTGTTGTCCCGGCTACGGTTCTTCTTATGGGACATCAACTTAATACCCTTCTTACCGTGGTTCATCTCTGCGCGACGAGCAGGATTACCTGCATTACCCTTTCTGGGCTTTAGACCAGCTTTACGCCTAGCCCGAGCAGATGCAACTCGGTCATCTTTATGCCCCTGCTTCTGATTCTTCTTTCTCTGCCGGATTGTCTCTTTAGAGGCATTCTCTTTATACTGGCCCTTTTTAGCCATGATTAGCCATCATATATGATAATGCCGACAAAACCACCACCAGGCATTTGATGAACGTCGATGTGTCGGATTGAATTATTTGTACTATCCAAAGTTTCCAACTTAGTCTCCATCGTAGCCATAACATCAATTAAGGTGCCGATGTCTGTCACATAATCCACTACAGCATACGCTGACATAACTTTCTCCTATCTAAATACTTTCGATTGGTTTCATCATCTTGGCGATCCATTCGGATGCTATAGGTGTTTCAACAGCCAAGCACTCTTTCGTAAAAATAGCTACTAAGGTAAATGGAGTATCGGATTTCATAGTAAATATAACATTGGTTATTTGAAATTCTGTCTTAGGTGGTGTATTATTATAATTATATCGAAAAACTGCGGTATCCCGTGGATCTAATTTGATAATAGAAGCTCCTTCATTAATAATAGGAGCCAATGCCAAATACTGCTCTACAGGCATACATGCTTTTTGTGGTTCTAATTGTAGTGCTTGCGGAGGAATCCTATCGGCGGAAGAAGGAGCGCACGAGATTAAAAGACCCACGAGCAAGACTATAAATGCTGATCCCGTTTGCTTTGTCATCGTGCGCCCCTACTTTACTTGATATCAAACGTCTTTGGTTTTTCATTATCCGGCACATTCCTTATCAAACCGACACTGAGCATACCATCGTTCATTTCAACGCCACCAACCTCTATGTTATCCGCCAGAGGGAACATTCTCTTGAATGCTCTTTTGGATATGCCTCGCATAAGATAGGAGGTATCCTCGTTTTCGTCGTAACTTCCCTCAACAACTAACACCTGTTTTTCTTGGCTTACATTAATGTTATTTTTACTATACCCGGCTAGTGACATCTGAATAATGAACTTGTCATCATCAAGTTTTTTAATATCAGTAGGCGGAAAATTGTTTCTTGACAACTCCGAGAGCATATTGCTCCACAGATCAGTGTCCATCAAGATATTAGGAAAGTGTAGTCTAGTCATGTTGCATTCCTTTCGGCTATGCGGTTTCCGTACCCAACATGGCATACGGAGGTAGTTTCCCAGAGTCCTCGACGCTATTTACTCATACCCCATTGTACTTTTACTACTGTTTCTTTTCTTTTTCTTTTTCTTTGGCTCCCAGCCTGGTGGATAAGCGGTGAATCCAGTTGGGCCACGCTCTCCTTTTGGATAGTGTTTTATTGGTACTGCTGATTCGCCACCTCCTGGTGTATAACGATAACCTGTCAAGTTAGCTATAAACTGACTAACAATATCAGCTTTACCTCTTTCACTTCTGGGTTTACCTTTACCCTTATTAAGAGGTGAAGTTTTAGTAATTCTAGTATAAAGTTCAGTAGGAGTTTGCCCTCTTACAGGTACTTTAGAAGTTTTACCTTTACCCGAAGTACTAATCTTCTCATATTCAGATTTACCTGCTACTGGTTTTTTTGCCTTGGCTTTAGCTTCTTCAAGTTGCCCCATCAATAATTTTTCTATCTTAGCATGGTCTATACCCCCCGGCTTTACTACCGGCGGCTTTGTAGTTGCTACTTTCTTTTCAGCAGATACAGATACAGGTGTAGGTGTAGGTGTAGGTGTAGGTTTTTCCTTTTCAGGTCGAAGTAAGCCCCGGAGGGCTTTAAGCCCTTGAGGCCGAACTCCTGAAGAAGTCTTTCTTTCCTTAATAGGTTGTTTATCCATAGGATCAAATGGGGATTCTGCTTTTTCAATAGTTTTTGTTAAAAGCTTTTGCGTCTTTAAAAGTTTTTCAGAGGCTTGCCACGGATCCTTTTTTGGAAATAAAAATCTAAAAACATCAGGAACAGCACTTACTACGGCACTGGCCGCTATAACAGCAGGAGCTTTCTTTATAACTTTACCTGCAAAAGATTTAAGAACACCTTTAACAGGTGGTTTAACTCTAGACTTCGGAGGAACTATATCCTTATTCTTTTTAACAGGTTTGGTTTTCTTGTCAGAAGGTTTCTTCTTCCTCTTCTTAGCAAGGGCAGATTCACCTGGCCTTACCTCGCCTGGTAGTTTTTTTCCCTTCTTAAGAGGATACTTGTCTTTATAAACAGCCATAGTAACCTCTAAGCGTGTTCAATGGGCGGAGTTGGTGAAGGACCGAGAAGAGGCCGTTTGCCGGGAAGACCACCATTGGCAGCGCGGGATACATTGATAGAACGCACATCCGTTCCAGGGAAGACTCCCTTACCGTTATCCATGACGGGTCCAGCAGCCTGAACCTTTTCAGGCATGGGTGGAGTTAGTGTAGCGAGATCACCGGGATAAAGAATAGGCATTACTTAGTTCCTCCTTTAGTAAAATAGCTGTAAAGTTTAGAGAGTCCCCAAAACAGGGCTGGTATCCCAATACCTACCCCTACTCCAGAAATAAATGGATTCTCATCAATCCATATATGGGCGCTGGTTAATCCGATAGCACTTAGAATAGAAACTAATAGCGGGGCGTAGCATACTGGACACAT